TACGAAATTTATGACCAGTCATTAAGAAACATGAATGATTTCAAAATATCTGAAATGTTTTGGTATCGTGACCCAAGATATACAAAAGATTTGTATATGGTCAAAACTAATGATTTGGTTCATTATTTGTTGAACCGTGAAGAATATTCTGACAAAGACATCGTGGATTTATCTATGGAAAATCCGTATGATAGAGACCATTCAATCGTAACTGACTACATTGCACAAGGATATAAACCTTGTTCCGCATGGTTCGAAAGCATGGTAAAAAAATTAAAATTTGACAGAAGAAAAGTCGCTCAAGAGTTAGAATGTAACTTTTTAGGTTCAGGTGACAACGTATTTGAATCTGAATTGATGCAAACAATTTCCAAAAATATGCTACGTGAACCCCAAGCTAAATTGATGGGTGGTTCATTGTGGATATTCAAGGAACCCGTAAATGGTCATAAATATGTTATGGGTGTCGATGTATCAAGAGGGGATTCGGAGGACTTCTCGTGTATTCAAATCGTTGATTTTGATGAAAGGGAACAAGTGTTAGAATATGTTGCCAAAGTTCCACCAGATGTATTAGCCGAAATTGCTTATAAATGGGGTACAATGTATAATGCTTATTGTGTAATTGATATTACCGGTGGTATGGGAATTTCCACCGCAAGAAAACTACAAGAATTAAGTTATCAGGGTGGATTGTACATTGATAATGTTGATACAACAAACAAATGGAAATGGGACCCAAAAATAAATGAAAAAATACCAGGTATCAATTTTAACTCGAAGAGGGTTCAAATTATTGCGGCATTTGAGGAAGGAGTTAGACATGGATTCAAAGTGTATTCAAATAGGTTATACAATGAAATGAACACATTTGTTTACATCAATGGAAGACCTGACCACCAAAAAGGTCATCATGATGACTGTATCATGGGTGTTTCTATGGCGTTATACGTTGCGGAAAAATCATTCCAATCTTTGGAAAAAGTTACAAATCATACAAAAGCGATGATTAACTCATGGGCAACAAGTATCAACGAAAATAAAAATTCTTCTGACTTCTTTAACCCAATGGTTCCACAAATGGGTAGGGGTAACGGTATGAATAATCACGGAGAAGCAACCAAGTCTGACTACCAAAAATATGGGTGGTTATTTGGAGCCCGTTAACTATTTATATTATTGAGGTAAATAGTAAATTTAAGATATGAACGATAATAATCTTACGGTTTGGCAGAGGCTGTCAAAAACATTTGGACCTAATTCATTATTGAAACAAGATTATCCAACTTTCAAGTTTGATAAGAAAGAACTTTTGCGTACAACAAATCGTGATGATTACGAAAGAGAAAAACTCCAAGCCCAACAAACTTACTATTTAACAAATCAATGGGCGAAAGTTGAAAACAATTTATACTCCCAAGCGATTTATTATGAACCGTCAAGATTGTCCGCACAGTATGACTACGAGTCAATGGAATATACTCCCGAAATTTCTGCAGCATTGGACATTTATTCTGAAGAATCGACAACAACAAATGAAGATGGTTTCATCCTTCAAATTTATTCTGAATCAAAACGTATCAAATCTGTTTTAGCCGATTTATTTAACAATGCACTTGATATTAACACCAACCTACCAATGTGGACAAGAAACACTTGTAAGTATGGTGATAATTTTGTGTATCTTAAATTAGACCCTGAAAAAGGTGTTGTCGGTTGTCAACAATTACCAACAATTGAGATTGAACGTCATGAAGTTGGGGTTACAGCCAAAATTACTGTGGACATTACGCAAGAAAAAGATGAGAATAAAAAAGCTCTACATTTTACTTGGAAAAATAGAAACATGGAATTCCAATCATGGGAAATCGCTCACTTTAGATTATTAGGTGATGACCGAAAACTTCCTTATGGTACTTCTATGTTAGAAAAGGCCAGACGTATTTGGAAACAATTATTGTTATCTGAAGATGCGATGTTAATTTATCGTACGTCAAGAGCACCTGAAAGAAGAATGTTCAAGGTGTTTGTTGGAAACATGAATGATGATGATGTTGAAGCATACGTAAACCGTGTTGCCAATAAGTTCAAAAGAGAACAAGTTGTGGATTCGAAAACAGGTAACGTAGATATGAGATTCAACCAAATGGCAGTTGACCAAGATTATTTCATTCCTGTTCGTGACCCTGCGGCACCAGACCCAATTACAACTTTACCAGGAGCAACCAACTTGTCAGAGATTGCCGATATCGAATACATTCAAAAGAAATTATTGACAGCTCTTCGTGTACCAAAAGCATTTTTAGGATTTGAAGAAGTTGTTGGTGATGGCAAAAATTTATCATTACAAGATATTCGTTTTGCTCGTACAATCAACAGAATTCAAAAAAGTATGATTGCGGAGATGAACAAAATTGCAATCATCCATTTATTCTTATTAGGGTTTGAAGATGAGTTACAAAACTTTACATTGGGTTTAACGAATCCATCCACACAAGCGGATTTATTAAAAATTGACGTTTGGAAAGAAAAAGTTTTGTTATATAAAGATTTGGTTGCCGACCCAGGAAATGGTATTCAACCTACGTCATCAACTTGGGCTAAAAAACATATTTTTGGTTGGTCCGATGAAGAAATCAGGTTAGATTTGAATCAACAAAGAATTGAACGTGCGGTTGGTGAAGAACTTAAAGCAACTCCTACAGTTATTACTAAAACAGGTTTATTCGATAACATCGACAAACTTTACGGTAATACTTCAGGAGGTACAGCAACTGCTTCTGCAGCACCTGCGGGTGGTGAAGAATCATTTGGTGGAAGAGTAGGATTTGAAAGTCCGGCACCACCGGCGGGAGGCGAAACACCTCCACCACCGGCTGAAGGTGGAGCACCAGAAGGTGGTGAAACAACAGTGACTCCTGAATCTAAAGAAAAAAATATGAATTTATTATTGGAGACTAACCTGCTTGAGGGTGCAAAATTCCTTGATTTGGGTATGGCTCAAGATTCTTTAGGAGAAATTTCAAAAGAATTGGATAAGTTACTAAATTCATAATATTTATATTGAAAACACACTAAAATGACTTTCGGAAAAATTAAATCGTTAATAGAGCATAATCTCATAGAATCCTACAGGGATGAAAAAGAATTCAAAAAATCATTAAAGGAATTCAAACATAATGTTTTGAGTAACAAAACTATGTCAAAACTTTATTCTTTATATGACCAATTGAGTACACCTCAAGGATTAAGTGAGTCTGATGCTAAAGATTTTTTAGAAGAAGGTATTCATTTGATTCAAAAATTATTACCAACAATTAAGTTACCAAAAACTTTGTCCGAAAATGTTGTGAATAAGTATGCTGACATTGATTCACTTGTTTATACAAACAAATTGAATTTGATGGAAAGAGTAAACTCAAAAAAGAATATTACAAGTGTGTTAACCTCAACAAACAATGTTGTTAAAGAATCAATCAATATTCCATTGAAATCAATGGTCACCATTGCGAATCAAACTCTTAACAAATACGTCGAAACATTAGACGAATCATCTAAAAAAGAATTCTTTCAGTTAATATCGGAAGACGCAAAATCACTTGAAGACAAATTTGAAGTTATTCGTGAAAGTGCAATCAACAAGTTGAATGTTATTTTAGAAAAAGAACAAGAGTTTGAATTAAGAACAAAATTGTCAGAAACTATCGATAGATTGAAAACTGAAAAATTTGACCAATTGAATTTTCTTAAATTAAAAAATTTAGAAGAATCAATCTAAATTATTTCTCATTTTTTGAGTATACGAAGCCTTTAGAATTTGGGCACGTCTAGCAACAGATTTTTTGACAAATTCTTTTCTTTCAAATAAAATTTGATTTTGTTTGGTCTTTATAACTTTGGATTTCAAAGTTTTCAAAGCCTTTTCTATCCCGTCTTTTTTTACGTCTACTATTAGCATATTATAACATATATTGCAAATTAATAAAAAATTTTTGACAACCGTACTTTTTTGTGTTATTTTTTAACAAACAAATAAACGATTACAACAATGAAGATTAATGAAAAAAGGAAAAAGTGTAAAGTTAAATTTATACAGCCCAATCAAATCGGTATATGGTACAGTAGATTCTAAAAATTTGAAATCATTATACATAAACATTCAATCATGGGTATCACCCAAGTTTGAACATGACAACTGGAATAGAGTTGTCTGTAACTTAAGTAGAGAAATTAAACATTCGGTGTTCAATTCAATTGATACAGAATTATTCAAAGAACAAAGTATTGTTGATTTGGACTTAAGGACAAGTGGTATTTCTCACGGTAAAAAATCATTTTTTAATTTAGAAGTTAACCTTTATACAACAAAGGAATTTGATTTCAAATCAATTGAATTAAAAGAATCCGTGAAGAAAATAGTTAAAAATATAGTTAGGGAAAATGTTATTGAAAACAAATACTTTGACTTTTCAATTTCGAAAAACAAATAAAGATGAACCTTTGATATATTTATCTTAAAAACTATTAATGAAACAATTAAGAATTTTAGAAGCAAATGAAGTAGGTCATGGTATATTGATTGAAACAGACGCGGGTTGGGTATCGCCAAAAGATGTTCGTAACGCCGAAATGCTAAAAGAGGCAAAAGAATTAGATTATAGAAATCCTTTTGAATTTTACGCTGTATTACAAAAGTACGATACTCCAAATAGAAATGGAAGATTTTATCCTGAAAGAATATTAAAAAGAGAAGCTGAAAATTATAAAAAAGCAATTGCAAAAGGATTATCGACTTCTGAACTTAATCACCCCGAATCATCTTTAATTGATTTGGATAGAGTGTCACACATCATCACAGATATATGGTGGGACAAAAATATCCTCATGGGAAAATTGAAATTATTAACATCTCCAGGTTTTCATGAAAGAGGTATTGTATCAACTAAAGGAGACCAAGCTGCTAACTTGATGAGACAAGGTGTTACCATGGGAGTTTCTTCTAGAGGGGTTGGTTCGTTAAAAAAAGTAGGAGAAAGAAATGAAGTGCAAGACGATTTTTAATTAATTTGTTTTGACTTGGTATCATCACCTTCTACACCAGGTGCTTATTTATTCAGTAATCCTGAAGATAGAAGTAAGTATGAAGAAAATTTGGAAGAAGAAAAAAAATATAAATCACCAGAAAATTCAGAATTCCAATCCAAAGGAGTTGACTTAATGAGAAAATTAACCGATTATTTGGGAAAATAAAATTAAATATGGAAGAAAAATTTTTTGTTGCAAAAGTTCAGTATGATTTACCAGATGAAAACAGTGGTAAAATCAAAAAAATTAGAGAAGAAAAACTTGTTAAAGGTTACTCCGTAACAGATGTAGAAGCAAAAGTTACAAAGAAATATGAAGGTTTCAATCACGAATGGAGAATTACTTCAGTTTCTGAAAGTAAAATAGATGAAGTTATCGACTAATCTAAAAAAAAATAATTTGACTTACATAAGTCAATCAAATTAAAGTGGTCTTTTTGACCACTTTTTTTATGCTTGTACATATTTATTAGGTGATAAACAAATCATAAAAACAATAAAAGTATAACGTGAATAAACCAAAATCAAATTTTTTTGATTTTTGGTAATATTTATTAGTTAAATAAATAGATTTTCTATATGAAAGAAAACAAATTAGTTCAAGAGGCGCTTATTCAAATGAAACAAGTTGAAGAAGCAATCGCCGAAAATGCAAAAGGAATACTTGCTTCAACAATGAAGGAAGAAATCAATCAATTAGTAAAAGAATCTCTTTCCGAACAAGAAGAAGATGAGGTTGACTTAGATGCTGACGTAGATATGTCTGCTGATAATGATGAAGTAAACATGAATATAGATTCAGATGATGATTCTGAAGAAATGGACATGGACTTCGATATGGATTCACATGATACACCAATTGATTTGACAGACGCGTCTGACGAAGAAATTTTGAAAGTTTTCAAAGCTATGGGCGAAAATGACGGAATCATCGTTAAAAAAGATGGTGATGATGTTCATTTAACTGATGAAAATTCTGACGTAGAATATCTTGTAAAATTGGGTGAATCAGAAGAAGAAGAAGAAGAAGAAGAAATGGACGAAGAAATGGACGAAGAAATGGATGAAGAAATGGACGAAGAAATGGATGAAGAAATGGACGAATCAGTTGATGATGTAATTGATGCTATTTTTAGCGGAGATATGTCAGATGTTGACTCTAAAAATGCTTCAGACATGTATGAAGACATGGACGAAGAAATGGAAGAAGACATGGACGAAGACATGGACGAAGTTGTTTACGAAATTACATTAGACGAAGACATGGACGAAGAAATGGAAGAAGACATGGACGAAGAAATGGAAGAAGACATGGACGAAAAGTGGACTAACGAAACTTACAAACCTAAAGGTGTTGGAATTGGTAAAGGCCCTAAATTCTCTTACAAAAATAAAGCTGCAGGAGGATTCAAAGAGGATAAAAAAGAAGGCCCTAAAACAATGGGAACTGGTAAAGCTAAATTCGAATACAAAAAAGGTGCTAACATGGAAGGTAAATCCAAAGTTGTTAAATCTGAAACTAAAGAAGGTCAAGGATACAAAGACAAAGAAGACGAAAGATTAGCTATGAAACATGGTAAAATTGGGTCAAAAGACCTTAAGTCAACTAAGTCACGTAGAGATGATGCAGGATTCGAAAAGAAAGAAACTAAAGAAGCTGCAAGAACTTTCGGAAATGGTTCAAAAGAAGGTAGAGGATTAAGAAAAGGCATCACTAACAACAGAAACTATGTTTATGGTAAAAATGGTGTTAAAGTTGAATCTACACAAGAAGAAGTTAGAATGTTGAGAGAAAAAAATGAAGAGTACAGAAAAGCATTAAATGTTTTCAGAGAAAAACTTAATGAAGTTGCAATCTTCAATTCAAACTTAGCTTACGCTACAAGATTGTTTACTGAACACTCAACAACTAAAAAAGAAAAAATAAATATCCTTAGAAGATTTGATTCGGTTGAAACACTTAAAGAATCAAAAAATCTTTATAAATCAATTAAAGACGAATTATCTAAGGTTGAAAGCAAATCAATAAACGAATCAGTAGCAACAAAATTAAACAAAACAGTAACTACAGGTTCATCAACAACCCTTATCGAATCAAAAACTTATGAAAATCCTCAATTCTTAAGAATGAAAGATTTAATGGGTAAGATAGGGTAAGAAAATTAAAATAAACTAAAAAACAAAACAAAACTAAAATGGGAGCATTATTAGAATCAGGTCTTG